GATAAATAGTAACTGAAGTATAGCCGACTCCTTTTGTGCCTTGGGTAAATCTTCATTCCGTTCGGCCTTTCCAATACTTCGCCAAACTGCTTGCGTCATGTCGTCAATTCCTTGATACATCATTTAATGGACTCAATCAAATCCTTTACGGCCTCAAATACATCATCAAAATTGTCATCAACATGACCAACTCCGTGGTGAGTGTCAATATCACATTCAACATTGTGTTTATCAAAATATTCTTTTAGTTTTTCTTTTGTGATTTCCATAATAATAGTTATTCGATTACTTCTAAAAACAGAGGAATAAACGCCTCCAGTATAAAATTAGCTAATAGCTCCATGCTTTCGTCGGTCAATCCAAGTACCGGCCCCCATTCCTCAATAAGATTAACGCTTTCCTTTTGGGCATCTGCCATTAATTCGAAGTAATCAGACTTAAGACTAACGATATTAACAGCATGAGACTCGTAATAATCTCCAGTTGCATTTAGATCTACACGGTCACGCCCTCGTTTAGCCTTAGTATAACCCTGTTCACCCGCCGCCGCTAGCCTTAAAGTTTCATCAGAGTAACCGCTACGATTTGCAGAGAGTTTTACACCTTTAGAATCCACGTTTAACTCGAATAGCTGAACGTTTGTATTTAGGTTGATGATAAATTTCTGATATTCTGGACGCTTTAAAATGGTATTAATTAAAACGTATTGATCAACAGCTTTTACTTTCTTTCTTAATTCTCTGAACGCAGGGAATAAGTCAACCATTTATTTCTTCTCAGAATCTTGCTTGGAAACTTCCTTTGCAGAATCTCCTTTCTCGGCTTCCTTTTTTTCATCGTTAGCCTTTTGAATCCTTTCGTGAAGTTGGTCGGTAAATTCTACTGGATGATTAAAACTTGATCCTTTGCCGTACCTAGCAGCTAAATCTTTCTTGCTTAATTTCGCATCTCTTGGTAAGATAATAGTGATACCTCTAATTATAATTCTTTTAGTAGCCATAATTTTTTATTTCAAAGGTAGGAAATATTAAAACATGGTCAACTGTGCTTTATGTTGCTTGATTCGCTAAAATAATTCAGGTTGATTGTTCTTATAATTAGTTACTAGTATCTCTATTCGCCTGTTTTTAATGTTTTGACGCTCTCCTATTACGATTACATTTAAACCTCGCTGCTCGGCTTGTTCTAGTATAAAGGGGTGGTTAAATTCACTCATTGCCCATTTACATTTGGTTTCTTCTAACGTGTCGAATAACTCTAAACTTTGATCGCGTGAAAATCCATCTGAATAGTTATTTGCCGTTTCTAAATATGGAGCATCATTATAGATGAATTCGCCGCCCCTGTATTCTATGCTATTTAAAAATTTAACACAGTCTTTATTTGAAAAATTAACGTTTTCTATCGCATCAAATGTCCTATCTATGTAGTTGTAAAAATCTTTCTTTACATTGTCCCCTCTTGTTCTCATTTGTTCTCCAGTACCCATAAACGTGAAGTTGCTTAAAAACAAAAACCTCAAAGCCTTTTTAATTGGCTCAACTTCTTCGTTCTTTTTCCAATAGTCCAATAAATCCGAGTGTATAGGCATAATGTAAAACGCTTTTTCTAGCTCTTCTTTTTGATTCATTACCACCTGAAATAGATTGAACACGTCAGAATCTAAATCATTAACTATGTTGTACTTTGATTTGGGCTTATTAAAGAACATACCACCTGCCCCAAAAAACGGTTCAATGTAAATCTTGTGAGGCGGGAAATACTTTTGAATCTCTTGTGCTATCTTCTTTTTATTTCCCAATCTTCGTAATATCATCTATTAACAATATTTTTAGGTTCCCCGCAATCAATAATAAAAACTGGGTAATCTGGAGCGCCCCATTCCTTTTTACCTATTCCAATAGATAGCCCTTTAAAGTCCTTTTCAAACTTTGGTATTGGTGGAGTCATTCCGTTGGGGAAAGTTAGGAGGTCGAATTGCTTGAAGGTGATTTCATCTGTTTTGATAAGCTGACTCATAACTTCATCCGCGTTATATCCTTCATGTTCTAGCATTAATTCCCACCACCATGCTTTTTTATGTTCTCCTTTGTACATCAAAAACTTAGCACACCAATAAGGGCTAATAACTCTATACTCTTGATCCTTGCCGTTTAAATGTTTGTCCCACCATTGGCGTTGGAGGTTTAAATTTAGGTTGTTCATAGCTCATTTAATTTAGATTTCAATTCCTCTATGCGATTGGTATAAAAAACCGTTGCAACACTCTTGATTTCAATCATAAGATTATCATTACTCATAACAACTTCTCTTTTGGCTCCGAATCCACTGCCTTTTATTTCGACCGATTCAATTATACATGTCTTGCCTAACGAATTTAATTTATCCTCAGCATAGATTAGGTCTTCATTGATGGCAACGGCTAATTTAATATCTTCTCTTTTCATGATTTTAATGGTATAAGCGGGTTTTCTTCATTCAGCACTTCGGGATTGGCCTTAATCAATATAATTGCCTCTCGCCAAAACATATCCATTAAATGATTTGTGTACTCTCCCATTAAAACCATCGTTTCATCCTTGGTAGCTATTCCGTTTTCAAAGTCGTTTATCGTTCCTTCAACAAATCTATTGGCTTGCTGAATTGATTTTACATCTTGTATTTTCATGGTTGTGGGGTTTTGGTTCGGGCTTTTAACATTGCGTCGGCTGCTTTATAAGAATATTCTGCATCTGCTTCTAGGTCGCCGCAAAATCTCTCATGTCCAACTAATCCATTTAATACTTTAGCCGCAAAGTAATCTCTTAAGTCCATTCCATTGAAAGACATTGGCATGTCAAAGGGTTCTTTGTATTCAGGATTATGAAAGGGAAAGGCTTGAACTATTGGTGTTTCTTCTGATTCTTGCGTGTTACGAAGAAAGTCATGGAGTCCTTCGTGTGCGGTTGGGTCATATGTAAAAGTGTCACTGTATTTATTCTTAAGTACAACCTCTTGATGGTCTTCGGTTACTACTTTTAGTGATATTGTTTTATTCATAACTAATAGTTTTAGGCGCTCAAAACCTGCTAGGTATCTCGAATATGAGGTACGCAAAGCAACCTCCCTAGCAGGACTTTGAACTAATATTTTTAAATTGGGTCATTGCGTTTGTTGAATTTTCGAGATTCGTTGATACAAATATGAGGCTTTAGATTGACATAAACAAGAAACCCCAACACGAATGCTAGGGTTTTTTGTTGCGCTGTTCCAATGGGTAGCGTACATTAAATTAGGGGAGCGCGTTCCGAATTAATTTCTTTTAAAATAACATGACACAAATCTACATAAAAAAACCCCTCAAACAAAGTTCAAGGGGCTTAGATGAATTATAAATTATGCCGCCGATGGGTCTGCCTGTTCTGCAATAAAAGCTTTCAGGTCATAACTGAGTCCTAAATAATTTGCAGGGTCTAAATCCCAACCTATTGGCCTAATGCTAATATCCTGACTTGAGGCAATTGCACCCGTGTAGGTGAATATGTAAGCGCCGTCAAGACCTTCAGAAACTGTTCCTGGCACATCAACTGGTGAAGCTGGAACCGTTACATTTTCGGCAACTAAATGAATTGTTTGAAGTCCACTCAATGGATTCTTACTAAGTGTTGGGCCAATATTAACTCCGCCAATGTCAGAGAATATATTAAATGCAACATCTACAAGGGTAGAAGAGGTATAGACAATTCTACCATCAATCAATTCAGACGTGTCCCGAGATGCTCTAAATCCTTCCATTACTGTATGGCTTATGTAATCAACCGCCGTTTCAAGTGCTGATTCATCCCAATTAAACGTAACTATTAATCGAGCAGTAGCGCCTCTAATTCCTTCCTGAACTTGAGAGAAGTAAGAACCTTTTTGAATTTTTCTACCAATGAAATGAGTTTCGGTAACCTCGCCGCCTCTATTTCCTTTTGCATCGTAAGGCATGAATGCTACATCATCGTTACAATTAACAATAGAATCGAGTTTAGCTTTCATTTTTGGCGCTTCATCAGTAACTGTTACCCAAGTAACTTGTTTTGTGTTTGGCTCTCCTTGGAAGATTTCGCCATCAATCTCTTCTGTATCGGGGGCAACAACTGGTGAGTCGTAACTTAATATATTGGGATAATGAAACCATCTATCTTGTATGATAGGGTTCAATGTTTGAGCATCCATAAAGGCTTGATTGGGGATGGTAGAAGCAAGTATGTCGCCGTTCACATCTCCGTTAAGTTTTGTTAATGACATAAAATAGCCACCTTTAATAATACCCATTCCGCCTGGACAGGTTTCGAAACCACCTAAATTTTGGATGGTAAAAGCTTTATTTGCACATTCGCATACGGGTATCATAGTTTTTATTTTTTAGATTAATAATATTTGTTAAAGTTAGCATTTTTAAAATTCTTCAATTATTCGTTCCTCTGGTTTGATTGGTCGTATTAATAAAGGCTCATCCATCTTAGCAAGAATAATGTTTCTAAGCCTTAGATAAATTGGGTCGTTTATTACGTTGGGAGATATGAAATGTAAGCCGTTATTGAGTGGGAAAGTTTGCAAAGTACTCTTTTCTTGAATCGTAAAGTTTTCATAAGAGCCATATTTCGAGGCCGCAAAGTGCTCATCCCTTTCTTTTAGGAATGCTGTGTTTTGCTCATCTGTTAATATTATCTGCATCAGTCAAGTACTATTCCAACCCTTCGCCCTACCGAATTGTTATCTGTTAAACTTAATGTTCCGTTCGAGTCTGCCCTTGGTCCTGTTAATTCGTTAAATTTCCACACAGGACCTAAACCAACCTTATCCATATCGTCAACGGTTGTTCCTGTGGTTCCGTTTTTCAGTGTAGTCATTTGAGGTAGAGTTAGTGGTTTGTCATATATGCCTCCTTGGTCTACTCCCCCATTCATAAAACTGGCTGTATTCGCCTTACCAATTTCAAAATCTGCTGACGTATCAAACACACCGCCCGTATGTGAGGCGGTTACTATAGTTTCATTTTCAACAGAGATAAAAACCAAATCATTTACAGCATCATAACCAGCCGCAAAAAAATACTTATTACCCTGTACGATTGTTATTGTAGATGTTGCGCTACTTGCTGAGGAGCCATTGGAAGAGAGAAACATAACTAGCTTATCACCTAAATGGAATAATAAATACCCTCTCTGATTACCCGAGGCAAACCATTTACCTATAATTCCGAAACTGCCCGATACGTCGTCGGCAACAAGCCAGCCGAACATAGTGAAACTTGTATTGGTTTTTTTGAAATATGCGTTAGATTGACTTAGAAAATTAGCGCCGTCAAAGTCAGCCATAAATAATTCAGCCGTTGGAGCCGATACAGTTCCTACGCCAACACGAACACATGATTGTATACCTGAATCGGTTGCGGTTGCTGTGTATGTTCCTGAGACTAAATCCTCAAGGTCGGCGTTTGTTTCAGTACCTGCTGGGATAGTCCCGTCAATTGTGGTCCATAAAATCGAGAGGTTAGCCGGTGAACTTTCGCCTGTTACATTTGATTGTGCCGTCCCATCACCCGCGCCAATTGAACTTTCGTCTGACGCTTCAACATTAATAGTTAAAGTACATTGAACCGCCTCAACAATATCCTCACAGGCTGTTTTAGACATGACGAAATCAAAACCTATTTGTAATCCGCTTACTGTATCAGAGAAAAACTTTCCTTTATATCCTTTATCTGTAGATAATTTACCCCAATCAGCGGCGGCGATCTCAGTACATTCTAGTACTTCTCTGTATAAATTGTCTTCTTCTTCCTGGATCTTAGAGAAAAATAACTCAACCATTTGCCGTACTGACTCAATTACATTCGTTTTATGAGTAGGTGGATTCCATGCGGTAATCGACTCATCCATAAAGTACAATCTAGGTCGTGATTCTCTACCCCAAGGATTTTCTTCATCCTTAATGTCAGTTTCTTCTAATGGCTCAATGAGATAAATGAACGGCAATCTAAGGTTTGGGTCCATCGATTGCAATTGGTCAATGACTGCCATTTCTGTAGTACCGTGTAAAAAGTGAGGTGCATCAAGCATAAAAGAGTTAACAGAGGGCGCGGGGTCACTAGTTTTTTCAGGCTTAATGGTAATTGATTCGTTTATAACAAAGCTTTGTACTCTGTAATCGATGCTATCTATGTTAAGTAGCTTTTTAACTCCACCAGTAAGCCAATGGGTATTCGGAATAAGCAGGGTAAATGTTCCATCTAGGTTATCGACCTGAGAAGTAATTGAAATAGTTGGGGTTAGTAGTGCAACTAAGGCTTTGATTATGTCAACGGTGTCTCTTTTCCTTGGCATTATATCATAGAAGATTTAGCCTTGGCAATTCCGTTGTATTCAGGATAGAGAGTATCATCTAATATCATCTTTCTTGCAATGGCTTGGTATGAGGTTACACCTTTATTGTACTGCTCAACTATTCCGTAGTCTTTGCCGCTTGCGCCTACAGCGTTGTTACGGTCGCTTTTAATGGGTCCTGTTGAGGTTGGTTGTACTGGTTGATCGTTGACGAATTTAACGAATATGAAACGCATTAACATTTTTTTGATTCCTTCGGACTCGGAAGAGGTACCGCACCACCCTATCGAGTTGTCGGGATCTTCATAAAACTCATTAAATACGTCTATGAATCTTTGCGTTTGGGGCTCGTTGTTACCATCTAAATCAGCAATAAACAAATCGTAAAGCTCTGTACCAAATAGCTTGCGTAGGTCCAACTCAATAACATCAATACAAGTTTCAAGGTTAACGCCTGTTTCGGTTGATCGACTTATTAATATATCGCCGTTGTTAAAATCGGATGTAGTTACAAATAATCCCATGGTATAAATAAAGGGCCGAAGCCCGTTATATTAATCTTCTTGTTTTCCGATTTCTTTCTTGCCTTTCGGATTCTTTGCCGCTGGTCCATTAACTGCCTCTCTTGCTGCCTTGGCTCTTGCTGCAAATTTATTTACATACTTTTCTTTTTTATCAGTACTCATAATATTTATAATGTAAAATAGGGAGAGTTACCCCTCCCTATTTCGGTTTAATTAATTAAGGTTTTGTGATTGCTGTTAATGCTGCTGTAACATCTGGAGCGTGCATAAATGCGTTAGCGTTATTATCCTCAACTAAGAAGTTAAGTCTAACGTACCCTTGCAATGAAGCAATTTGTTTTTCCCAATTGTCTTTGTTTTCGAAAGCAATTTCAATAACCAATTCTTGACGGTCAACAACTTCACCCTTAGTAGAGTCAAATACATACACCTCATTTTGTGGCATAATCGTGGTCCACATAATAGCCATATTGCCAACCATTGGACGACCTCCAACCATGGTAACACGCCCATCTAGGTAGTTATCATTTTGATCTTTTCTAGATTGAACCTGAATGAACCAATCAACCTTATTAACAATCGCAATGTTAGGTACAAAATCACCTTGCTCACCTAGCTCAATTATTTGGGTTTCCATTCCTAAAAGCAAATCTACCAAGGTAGGAGCCTGAACAGAAAACTCAATATCTGCCACAGCGTTAGCCGCGTCAAATGTAGAGGCAACTGAATCGATAGAGAAAGTATTTTCTCCCGTACCATCACCTAAAAGCAATTGAGAATCTACTCTCAAAGCAATAGATTGATTGATTAGTCTGTTAATTCTTGACTCCATAAATGGGTAATCATTTATAAACAAACGGCAAAAATCGATTTGATCCTTGATAACTTTTGTTTCAATAGAACTAACCTTTAAAGTTTCCTTTGTCGTAGAAGTAACCGCCGCGCATTTAGCAACGTTCTGAGCATTACGAACAACAGTATCTTGCTCAGTGTACTTTAAAAACTCCGTTGATAATGGAATAGTACTAAACAAGTCTCTAATTAATGGCCGTCTAACTGGCAAATCATTAACCCCAGGCTTCATTTGTGCAAAGTCTAAACCCGCGTCAATGTCTCCATAAGTTTGAGTAGCTTTTACAGTAATATCAATGTTCTTTTTACTGTCATGAGCTTCCTTAATAGCGTCAACCTTCTCATCCCACGCCGCTTTCATTGCAGTTTTAAAAGTACTGTGAGAAATCTCACCAGCATCAGCCATTTTACCAAGGTGTTTTCCTTGCTCTCTAACTGTCTCAATCAATCCCTTAACAAGCGTTAAGGTTTCTTTGTTAGAATCCATCAACTCATTCTTAAGGTTTTGAATTTCCTCCTTGTTAGCTTCAGAATCTTCACTTAGCTCAACTATTTTAGTAGCAATTGCCTCTTCTCTTTTGAGCAAATCACCTGCTAAAGCATCTTGATATTTCGGTAATTCATCAGCCTCAAGTTTTGCAACGTCATCAGATTTCAATTTGACAAAAGAGTCATCCTTTCCGATCCAAGCAAAAGCGGCAATTGGTGCCATAGTGACCCCATCCATAATGGTTGCTAGATCAAGATTAAACGCCGCTGTAAATGCTGCAATAGCAATAGCGGTATACGCCAAATCAGTGGATTTAAATCCTTTGGAATACTGGAGCATAATAGAATAACAATTGGTTCCGCGCTCAACAATTACTTCGCCAACACTTTGGACGTTAGTTGTGCATGCGCTTAGGTGTGCCACGATAAACGCGTATAATATATATAGGTATTTTTTCATTTTATTAAGTTTAATTATTTAAGATTATTGATTTTAAATTAGTCATTTTTTGAGTGTCTTTAGACTGCTCATCTTTTTGAGTGCCAGATGGCTGCTCCTTAGCTTCCATGTGACTCGTTGGAGTCAATGGGTTACTTCCTTTTACAACCGCTGAGCCCTCAATTACGCGGGCTTCTTTTACCGCCCAGAAAAACCCTTGTTCTTCTACCTCTTTACGGTTAACAATTGTGTCAATGTACTTGTTGTACACGTCAAATTCTTCTTTATAATCATTGCTATCGTTGTTCACGGCCAGTTCAAGTTTGATGTATCTCATACCTACACTATGATTTTTTACAAATCCCTGAGCATACTGATTGAACATGAATTCGTTTCTACCCTTTTCGAGTATGCTATTAAATACTAAGGCTTGAGTTTCGCCCTTGAATTTTCCAAAGCCTAAAGATTTCCATGTCCTAATCTCGGCAGTGGCTTTTACGGTATCACTGATAACCTTATCGAATTTCATTTCATGCTCTTGGAGCAGGTAAATATTCTTTTCTTGGCGTAGTGACTTATTCCAAAGGCCGTCGATATGAACATCATTGTGCGAATCCATCACCTTAGTTGTGTTGATGATTGATTCAACGCTCATTTTGTCGATTGTAGACGGGTCTATAATTCCTGCCTTATTTGCTGAACCCTCAATTGTGGCAACTATTGCATCAGCATGCTTGTCCTGTCTTTTCTTGTCGGCAATGTGTAGAGATTTGTTTTCATACAGCCAATCAAACAGGTCGAACTTATCAGAAAATTCAGGAATCTCAATCATTTCTTTACGATTTCATTTGATTTAATGGCCTTAGATTTAACTTTCTTGGACTCTTCAAGTGCCTCTTTATTTACTTTCGTTTTCATATACCAAAATTAAGGATTATTTTAAAAGGGCTCTTATCTCGTCAGGTTCTAGGCTCTCGAGCATCTTATTGGCAAGCAATGGAGAGACTGATTTGAGTACTTCCAGCGTGTTGTTTTTAGTTCCTTCAGGGCTTACAATTAGGTCGGCGTAATCTTCTGATAGGTCGTATTCCTGCATTAACATTTCCTTTTTAGCATCAGCACTTATGGTCATTCCTAGTATAACCTTGTAGCCCTCAACAACAATCTTGTCCTTTGCGGCCTCTTCTTTTTGATCCTTCTGAAGCTCTTCAATCCCGCTAAAATCCAATTCAAGAAAGTACCTTGATCGACCTGTTGGGAATTCTGCCTTATTAAATTTGGCTATTATTTCTTTATCAAAAGCACCAATAAACGATTCTAGCGCTGATTTAATTGGGCCAGTCCAAAGGGATTTTTTAGCCTCTATAACGTTATTAAAAGTAGATCCTGCAACATCTCCGAAAAGAATAGGAGCGACATCCCAGATATTACAAAGGTCTCTAAGCATTAATATTTTGCTCTCGATTATCTTGAGTTGCGATGGGTCCAATCCTAATTTAATGTACTTTACTTTGGCGCTCGATTGGTGTATATGCCCAAATGATTCGGCGTTTCCTAGGTCTTTATCAAGTTGTTTCTGTTGTGCTTCTTGCTCTTCAGGCTGCAAAAAGTAATCACTTTCATTTGATAGAATACCCGCCGTTGATTGATTTTCAAGTATCGATGCCTGAGCCGTCTGGTTGTTATTTACTCCAATCATCGACAATGCACCCGCAATTAATGGAGATAATCCACGTAAAGAAGTAATTCCATAGTCAGTAGGATTGCAATATTTAAGATGTGTTATTTTGGTTGGG